CTTGACTACTCAAGTATGGACGCAGCAAAGCGGTAATATGAACATAACTGGTAGAGTTGCCGCCTTTGTCACTGTACTTAACTGACACAGCGCCATGTACGGTCTTCTCTAATACTTTCTGGCCAATAGGTGCTAATGGGTCTTCGCCTTTATCGTAAACTAAAGCCGTTTGCATTTGGGCGGTTACAATATTAGCGGGAACCTCGGTTTCACCATTACGGGGGAACTGTAAAGCCTGATTAGGGTCTGTTTTCTCACCTGAATAGCTTTGCAGCTCAATATAATCCAAAGCCTGTGTAAGCGTCTCAGATACAGGACGTAAAAGCGTAATGCCTCGCGCCGCTGCGTAAGCTGTGAAGTCGGTTTCTTCTACGTAGCCTATGATTGCCATTTACTCACCCATAAATTGAAATACTAGCGAACTAGCGCGAATGCTAATGCTGCCCGTCACATCGGACGCAAGCGCTAAGCCGATTATATCACCATTGACCACGGCCAAAGAGCCAACACCAGATAGATTGCCGATATTTCCGGCGTTTGGCATTCTAGCGTGAACCGATCTAGGGCTAAACACTGTAGAGCCGCCACGTTCAATAGTAAACGCAGCCCCAACTGTCGTGCCGTTGCTTGAATGGCTTATGTCTGAGTAACCATTAATAACTAGGTAACCGCTCTTATTAACCTGAACACGCCCGTCAGCAAGCACGGTAAATAAACCGCCTGTTTTAAGAGATTCAGTATAGGCGTTATTAACACTAACAAAGCCACCTAAGGCAGGGTTTAAATCATCATCACCCGTGCCAGTTACACTCACCGTTACAGCTGGGTCTGGATGTGTAATAGATACCTGACAGATATTTGCCAGCGCATAATGCTTCAATTCACCAGTTACCGAGCTATCTAGCCCAACACTATCACTCGCTTTTAATTCCCTAGACATAAACTTCTTCCCCGTTAAATAAGACCTGCTCAGCACCAAAGAAAATCAGCTCAGCATCTGGTTTATCGCCATACTCGAAAAGCTCAGCAATAATAATAATTGTTTGGGCTTCTGCTGTATGGTTTTTGACTGTAACGCATGGTGTTGAGGACTCATCGCATACCGCATTAATATCAATGTGCTTTACACCCGCCGCTATAAATCGACCACTTGTGACTGGTGGCGTATAAATAACACCTTTTCCAAACCCGTCAACAGAGGAGGATAAGTTCTTATTTATCGCTAGAAACTCACCATCCCTAACACCTGTAGAATGCTCATCGGTTACAAACAATTCATATTCGCCGTTCACACTTGCTGAAATCAGGCCGTAATCAAGACTGTTAGATATATTCAATGATGCGTAATTGCTAGCGGGAACGGAAACACTTGCTGACACAATAAATCGCTGATCATTAAGCGCGTCTGCGTAGCTTGAGTCCTGTGCACTTGTTTTTAAGCGCCTACTATCCACATCATTACTGGATGTGAACATATCAGACATTAAAATCTGCTTGGTCGGAGCTGCAGTCATTTCTTAACCCCTGAAAATAAAAAGCCCCGAAGGGCTTGAGTGTTACGGCTTGAAGCGAGCATCTACAATCTTGCCTTTTTTAACAAGGTCTTTTTTCTGCTCTGCTGTAACTGGGTGCTGAACATAAAGAATGCCTTTCTCTTTATCTTCCGCAACCACTGTGCCGCCTTCAACTTTCTTTGTTTCTTTTTTATCTGTCATTTTATCACCTGTTTTTTTGAATGGCGGGTTTTACCCCGCCTCAATAGCTTACTGAGAAATAAGCATTACGCCTGCTGTGTCTTTGGTAGAGCTGGCGATTAAATCCCAGTTCGTACCAGTAGCAAGCTCTGCGTCTGTAGGTGACTTGCCACCGTTTGCAGTGTCCCAAGAATAACCTTTTAAGCCAATTACGAAAGAGCTTTCACCCTTCCAGATTGTACCCATGTTTTCCTTGCCTGCTTGCGGCTGTGTCATGGTTAGAAGCGCGGATGTTTCAACCATCGCACCGCCTGCCACCAACGCAATGCTGTTATATTTATCAGGTGAGCCAGCAACTACTAGCGCTGGCGCATCGGTAACAACATAGCGAGCACCCAAGCCATCTTGCATTACACGGATATTACCGATGTTATAAAGCTGGCTGGTGTTGGTGATAGCTTCGTTTGTTAGGTCAGTAAACACTTTAGAGTGCATCAACCAAGCGACCAGAGCCATTTGACGGTCACCAAACTTGCCGCGAGTACTGTTAAGCTCTACTAGCTTAGCCGTACCGGTAGCAGAGTAATCATTAACCAGTGCAGTTTGATTGCCAATTGCACCAACCAGTGAGCCTGCCGTGGTGTTCAAGTAATCTTGAATCATTGCCTCGGCTGCTTGCTCACCAATAATCAAGCCAGCTTCTTCTGGTGATTTCATTAGTCGGGCGAACTGTTCAACCGTCCATTCAACTGGGCCAATTGATTGGTCAACCTTAACGCTAATGTCATTTAGCTGTTCGATTTGCTTAGGTGTTAAATCACCAGTGCCATAAGCATCACGGCGCGTAACTAAGCCTGAGATAGCTTTGTAGCTAGCTTCTTCTACATAGTCGCCTAGTGTAGAGCGTGAGCCTAGCAGTAATGCACCGCCAGATGCTTCATTGAAAGCCGCTAATGCTTGAGCAACGGTTTCTGTTGCAACTGTTTGGGTTTGATCATTAAAGATGATCATATCGTTGGTAGCCATGGGGCGTTATCCTTCTCGTTGTTGTCGGTAATATTCGATTTTTTGTTCTTTTGTCATTTTTGACAAGTCTTTGCCAGTTCCGCTAGCTCTGCCAGTATCACCGCGACCAGTGGCCCCGCCACCTATTGAACCCGAACCCTTTAACAAAGCGTCAAAGCGTCCGGATGTTTCAAATTCTTTTTTAAGGTCTTTAATGGTCTGCACCGTTGGGGAGCCTTCACCATTAAGAACCTGTAGCTTGCCATCATCACCAATATCTAAACGGCGACTGATAAACTCACTCAATAATTCAATGTTTGCGCCTTCTGCCATTTCACTGGCTAGCTTATACGCTTCATGGTTGCGCTTTTCTGTGCGAATCGAGTTTTTAAAGCCAGTATAATCCTGCTCGATCTCTAAGCGCTTAGCTTCGCTTGATTCATACAAACTCTTAAAGTCTTCGGCCTCTTTGGCTCGCTTGATTCGATCCTGCTCGGCCTGCGCCGCTGCATCTTTAGCTTTTTGAGCTACTGACTTTTTCTCGCCTAGTAATTCATCAACCTTGGATTTTAACCCTGCGGTTTCTTTTTCCAGTAAAGCTTGTACGTCCGCCTCACTGTATTGACGAACCTCTGTATTAGGCTCTTGTACTTCTGTGTTTTCTTCTGGCATTTGTTAACCCTATTAACAAAATTAATAAGCCACCGCCCCGCGATAGCTTTTCTTTATTGTATCACACCATGGTTTTACTGGTCTAATAGCTCGTTTGCGACATCATTTTCAATGTCTTCATCGGTTCTTTCTGCCTGTAATTCAATCTTCCCAGCTCGCAGCATGTGACGCACATCAGCCTTAGCAATAGTGCCAGATAGATTCAAATTATTAACCGCTGCAATCAATTGCGGGTCTAAGCTTGTTTGCCAGAAGTCTTGATTTAGCTCAAACAACACATCATCACTGGAGCCAGCAAATAACGCCATTGTCTTTAAGCATTCCGTCATAGCGTCTGATACGTTAGCCACGACCGTTGAAAGCGTTGCTGTTTGAGCGGCTGCATTAATTCGTGCGGCCTCGGCTGTTTCGTTTTGCCCTTTGCTTTGCGACATGCGAGCGCCTAGCTGTTGCATTTCTTCTTTAAGATCATCAAGGCCAGTGCGCAAGCTAGATGACTCAGGGGCAGTCAGCGAGTGAAGCCCGCCCTTTTCACCAAGGAATAAACCCTCACGAGCACCCACCACAACGCCATTAGGGTTTGCATTCTCAAACTCGTCACTGTTTAGCTCGGTTGTAATACCCATTGTTAGCTGACCATGCACAAATAGGTTTTCTCTGTGGTCCGCCGTGGTTTGATAGTGGGCAATATTCACAATGGCGATATCATAAAGCAAAGGCATATCACAAGAAGGCAGATTGTTAAGCGCCCCCACAATATAGAAAGGGATGTGATCTAAAGTTGAGCCGCCAGCCCTTGGCGCATATTCTTCCGTGATGGTGTCGCCTGCATCATCATACAATTGCTGGGTGTAAACACCGTTACGCAATCGTAAGACACGATACTGTTTTTCGTACTCATGGGAAAACTCATCTTCAGCTTTGTCTATTTCTTCAACCAAGACCACTAGCGTTAGCATTAATTTGCCACCAATGGTTTCTGTCTTCCAGTTGATAATGGATTCGGCTGTATAGGTAGCCATATAAGGACGTAAACCCATGGCCTGCTCTTGAGCCTTGCTTAGACCTTCTTTTGCTGTCGGGTAATCCGCTAGGAATCCATATCGCCCTGTTTCCTCTACTTCTTTAACGGCTTGCTTGGCTACTTGCTCTAAGCTTTGGCCAGTGCCATCTATATTGTCAGCCATCACCTCAAGTACTGGCGGCAATTCAACTAATGACGGCTTTCTAAATACCATACCCAAAGTAGCGTCTTGAGTCTGGCCTGTCACACCCATAAAGTAGGCGCGTTCCTTATATACGGAATAGCGATCTGTGTCTTTCTTGGCAAAATCCGCTGGCAGGTATTTCACACCACCCTTCTTGATTGCTGGATTGCCTTCAACCGCATCACGGGTTAGCTGCCAAATAGGTTTGAACTTGTCATATTCTGGATGTGTAGCTGTAACGGTCATAATTGGAACCTGTTATTTTTTGTACAGTTTAACATTAATTCATAAAGGATATAGATACGGGTTTAATTTTAGGCTTAACCAGTCTTTCTACCGCATAGCGTAGCGAGTCAATAAAGTGGTTAAAGTCATCCACAGGCTTGTTTAGGGGCTTTTTATTCTTATCCACTGCCCAAGCGTAGTTGTCAAACTCGGTTTTGAACTCCACCAAATGAGCATTAACAACGATCTCAAACTCTAACAAGAAATCTATACCCATATTTATTGAGTCTTTACCTTTCTTAGCACCTTCAATGCGAACCCCTTTTCCTTTGATGTAATCAATAGATTTAGGCTCCGAACTGTCGGCGGTTGTCTTTGTTTTGTGCGCTCTCATATCTTTTATGGACTGGGCTATCTTAGCGTTACTCATGCCTTTCTCGTAAAACCCATCAAATACCAACAGGCGCTTATTGTCCCAATCGACATAGGTTTGATTGAATGCACTAGGGTCGTTTGTGTAGCCAAAGTCTAAGCCCTGAACGCAATCTAGCCCCTGTATTTCTTCTGGCCTAATTAATCGCTGCTCAATGCTATTAAAAATAAGCCCTTCAGCCGTCCCCCAATTACCCAAAGCGTAAATATTGTAATAGCGGGGATTGGTCTGCTTCTTATTCTCCATAACCATCTTATATTCGTCATCTATAAACGAGTTATCAAGAAAAGTTGTCTTTAATGTGAAGCAGCCTTGAATGGGGCTGTCGAAGAATACCTTTTTAATCCAATGCTGATCACTGATAGGGTTTAGAGTGAGAATAATTTGCTTGAGCGCACCTGTGTTGCCCCTTAGACGTAAATCAAGCTGCTCGAAGTCTTCTTGGGTTAGCTCGGTCGCTTCTTCCACCCATATGGATGTCACACCCTCGATAGATTTAAGTTTTTCAACATCATCTAACCCGCTGAACATGAACTGCGCACCAGTGGGCCGATATATCATGGTTTTATCAGTCTGGTTAATATCAAATTCAGACAACAACCCCCACTTAGAAATAATATTCTTCATAAGCGCAAAAACAGAACGCTTAATGGTTCTGTCTACTTTACGAATAATTAGAATATTATGCTTGCACTGGGTTTCTGACAGTAGGCGATATAACTTCTTGCGCGCCACTATGTGCGATTTACCACTACCCGCTCCGCCCCATGCAATCTGGTAGCGGGATTGATCTGTAAACAATGGCACAAAAGCGGGGGAATGCTCTTTTACGTGCTTTCTAAATAAAGCGAGGTTTACCATTCATTAGAGCCATCATCTACAATCTTAACGTTATGGTCGATTACCTGCTTATCTAATCCGCAAAGCTTAGCCTTTCCCATTGTCGCTGTGACAGCCGCAGAGCTTTGAGGTGTCTCACAGGTCAATGCAATCGTGCGCGCTTCTTCTAGCTCGCTCAGTAAGCTTTCAACCGTAATATTATGCGCCATTGCTATATCTCTCCTTAATTCTTCCACCCTTGAGGCTATGTGAGGGAGTGCCATCATTCTGGAAGCCTCTTGGTTTACTGACTCATGCTTAGCATTTGAGTTGTATGATTGCCTGTATGCCTCGGACTGATTACCCAACTCAACAAACAGACGGCAAAAGTTCTCCTGCTTTTGAGTTAGCGCCTTAGCCATTGCTTAATCCCGCTAACTTGTTTAATACATTAGCCATTTCTATAGCCATATTATTTTGAGCTATCTTCTTGCCTTGCATGCTCATTAGCTCGCCACTCTTTCAAATAACAACTCAACACCTACCCAGCCAAAATTGGTAACTGTTACGAATCGCCAACCCATAGACTCATACTCATCTAGCTTGGCCCTAAGCTTATCATTGCTTATCAATGAGGATAGGGATACTTTTATTGCTGATAACTCCTCAAAGTCATCACCTATAAAGTCACTGCCTTTCACCACTAAGTATTTATCATTCATAACTTACATCCCCTAGTGAACCGTATTGGCTTTAATCATAAACTTATCACCATAATTCAATACAGGCTCATCCAGTTCACCGCCTAATCGACTTAAACTAAGATTTAAACCTGTTTCATCTTCTGCGTATGCCATCATGGCCACTAAGCTTAAGAATGAATCTTCTGCGGTGTCGTGCTCAGTTTCCCACTGGCCATCATATAAAATATTTAAGCCTTGATACTCTGCTTCGATAAAACCGTCTTTTTGTATCTTGTCAGCTATGATCTTTATATTGTGCATTTTATTCATCCTATTAGTTAAAATAAATTCCCCCTTTTCGACCACTAGCGGGGGTACTAGCATAAGAGGCTTTCGCCTTGGTCTTACTGGTTATTCACTTGTGCGCGCATATTGGAGGATTTCAATATATAGCTAACACACAAGCATGGCCACCAGTAGGCTAGCTAAAAACAAAACCTATTGTGTCTTGTTGACTATATCACTGCACTAACTATAGTTTAAATAACTATGGAGCACTTATGCGATTATTATTACTTTTACTTCTTCCGTCTTTTTCTATAGCTAGCGACTTTGAGCTGTACTATGGCCTACATACTGTTCATGCCAAGCTATCCGAGGGCAAGACACCTAAAAAAGACTTTGCAAAGAACCCGGCTAACAACCAAAACAAGCTAATGGGTATTAGGTATAACCGCCTTGCAGCCTCAACCTATATCAATAGCCAAAAAAGCGACATAAGAAACTACACTCTTTCCTATGAGTTTGACTATTTCGGCATTGGCGCTGTTTATGGCTACGATAAAAAAGCCATTACCGGGTCATATGTCGAAGATAGCGACTATAAGCCGACCTTATTACCCATGGCTTACGCCAAAATACCTATATACTCAATTAAAACTAAAGATTTCGAGATAGGTATTAAAAGTATATTCATGGTTAACGCTCTTAATACAGGGCTATCAGTTAAGTTCTAGTGCTTCGCTCGTATCGCCATTTATCCAGCGCAACAAAAGCGTGTATTGCCCCAAACGTAATGAAAAACAACTCTGCCCAGTGTTCCGATACAAATCCGCCAGCCAGTGTAATCAGGTAAAGCGCCCAATCATTCAACGTGTTTAGTTTGTTTTCTGCGCCTTGCATGCCTAATGACTGCCTTTATTGTTGTAGTAATGGCTAAGGCTGTAAACGATGCGCCCAATAGTAGCGCGCAAATCCCCCATAAATCCATTTACAAGCCCCTTGTCTCCATCCATAAGAGTTAGCGCCAAGGCTAATAACCAGCCAAGGGCCGCTGTCATTATACTTGGTAGAATGGAGGCATCATACATTTGTATGAGATTTGCCAGCGTGGCTAATGTGGCAAATATAGATGTCAAAATAGAAAGATTGCAATGTCTTACATGATTATACGCAGCGGCAATAATGGCCAAAAGCGAGTTAAGCCCGCAAAACAGTAGTGATGCTTGAGCCTGAGAGTAATCACCCAGTGTCACCAGCCAGCCTAAAATCATTATGGCGCTTGCTATAACCGCCATATCTTTTTTAGTGGTCAGGGCAATAACTAGAACGACAATAATGTTTAATTGCCATAATTCCATTTTAACGAGCCTTTTTCTTTTTATTCTTTCGAGTATCTACGCCCGCCCCAGCAATTTTAGGTGCGCGCTTTTTACTGCGTTTTTTAGCGGTTGTTGTAGCCATGATAAAAGCCTTTTGATTGTTTTAGGCATTTTACCATGGTTTTGGTTATATTTATAACACCTCTATATCACGGACGTTCCGCCTTGAATATCCTTGCTATGTGCTTAATGCTTTCCTTGCTGCTTCAATCTTTTCATCAATAATATCAATGTATGATTTACCGCCACCCAAATCATCATCCCATTGCGATGTATGGTGAAACCCATCCCCAGCTCTTTCAATAGCTTCAAGTATTTCATCGACTTCTCTGTGCCCTGTCCTTTTGAAATCTAAATAACCACTCATTTCAATACCTCCAATTAATCCGTATAAAAGCCAATTAAAACGGACACGATAAAGCTGTGCCGTTTAATAAAATGGTTATGTTTCTACCAATCTTCAAGGTACTCAGTAACATTTGAGTACCACTTTTCTTTTGCTTCATCTCTTGATGGCGACTCATCTATCAACCCATAGGCCACGCTCTCCATTGTTTTAGCATTCAAAACATCAGCCCACAAATCAATATAGCTTTCACTAATAGACTCCTTATTATCTCTAAACCATTGCTTTGCATCCTCAATAGTTTCAAATATACCCTTGAAGTCTTGACTCCCTCCCAGTGGGTAATATCTATGTCCTGCAAACAATAAAAACATAACAAATAAATGCAGCGGATTCGTCGATACGCTCCTCTCAGTTGATTTAGGGGTTAAACCTTAATTTCACGCTGACCAGTTAACAACCCTATAGAGTGGTCATAACTAGCGACCAGCTCATGCCAAACCAACCTATCCGGCTCGTTATCCCTGCGCCACACCGCGGCTTTTCGAGCTAATTCAAGAGACATAATAGCCGCCTCATGCTTTTGGCGTAACCGCCTGTTTTCTAGCTGTATATCAGCCACATCTTTTTTATTCAGCATGACAACACCTTTTCGTAATCAATACCAATAAAGTTAAGCCCTGCCTTTTGGCTACTGGTAAGGTCGTCCGGACCGTCTATTTCTGTTGCTAGGCTATTACGCACATCATGAATATGATTGATTTCGATGATTTGGATTTTCTTGCGTATGTCTAGCTCATCTACCGATTCACCAATCATGCGATCTTCTGGCATACACGTTAACGGGTTATCGAAGTGATACACCCAAGCCTGAAAATCTACGTTAAACGCAATAGAGGCGTTTAGTAATAAGCTATGATGCGCCAGCCAACTGGTTAAGTTTGTGTGTAATGTTTGTGCTGTTTTAATGTCCATTATTCGTCAATTCCTGCTAAACCTTCTAAATACGCCTTTAAGCTTTCCGGGCCATTGATTTGGCCATCTACTATCTCGTTGTCATCAATCCAGACCGTACAGATAATGCCTAGGCTGTTTTCTATTTCATAAGTAATATAGAAAGCGCCTAGAATGTTGTTAGCTATAATATTTAAATCTGTTTCATCCTCGATCACACCCGACCAAAGCTTAAACTCCTCTGTGTTGCTTTTGCGTAGTACTAATTCCATGCTTATTCCCCCTTAGTTGATGACGCTATTTTAATGGTTACTTAAGGGTAAGCAGTGGCCAAAACTACCAATTTCAATAACACTTTGATAACAGGGACGTGCCGCCCTGTATCGCTTTGTTATGTGCCTAGCTTGCTTACAGCTTCAACCTCAAATCTCGGATCGTACTCTGTGTAGAATTTAACTTCATGAATAGCCCCGCTATCATCTTCGACATAAACTGAGAAATTCATATCACTAGCCTCATCAATTTGATGCTCTTCATTAGCAAAATCCGTTGCCACTTCTTCAATTACATCGTCAGAATCAACATCATAAAAATTAATTGGATCACCCATGCCTGTCTTGTAAAAACCTACTTTCATTTACCTTCTCCCGTAATTCACACATAACAAATAATTAAAAGGGACGTCAAGCCGCCCGTTAATGCTGCGGTTAATCTGCCCTACTTGAAACATGCGGGCCACACGTCAACTAAACGCCTTCAAGCTGGCGGGAGAGTTACTTGCTTACTAGCTTTTCGTAATAATCAGAAATAACACCAGCTAGTGGCCAAACAAGAAGAATAAGAACACCCTTTGCATGTAAGGCGACTAAAAGGTCTAAGATATTACTATGTCCAGCCTCTTTAAGACCTAGGTCAAAAAGCCAATCCAAGCCAATAAGCGTGTAGTTTAATGTCGCGCCAATTGCTAGTGCGCCAAGGGCAAAGATAAGTATCAGTTTCAATAACTTCATGTTTTTCTCTTTATTTAAGTTAATTAAAATCACTATACTACTGGCGGCGGAGTGCCTTTTGGCCATGGTTGAACGCCTCGGCCAATATAGTATTGCGCTTGCTCAGGGTTCATAGCTGTACCATCTTGAAAGAAGTAGCCTTTTGAACTTGGCGCTGCTTGCGGTGCCTGCTGGGCTGGTGCGCCTTCTGACTTAGCGGTCAACATGGTCATTTCATTAGCAATGATCTTAGTCGAATATCGCTTAACACTATCTTTCTCGTATTCATCAGTACGAAGCTTACCTTCAATGTAGCACTTGTGACCTTTTAACAGGTATTCACCCATAATTCCCGCAAGCTTCCCAAATGCCTCCACATTGTGCCACTCAGTTTTTTCTACTTGCTGCCCTTCTTTGTTCTTATAACCTTCATCAGTGGCTAAGCTGATTTTGCATACTGCATTGCCGTTAGGTAAATAAGCTACTTCAGGATCACGCCCTAAAGTACCTATAATGATTACCTTATTAATTGAACCTCTTGCCATTGTTTAAGCTCCTAGCTTAGTTATTAACGATACTTGCTTGATTCTTCTTTTAAGAATTTTCTTAATGCGGTTGAAAATACA